TCCAGAATGCAAAATATGTCTATGTGACCGCATACAATCCGGATGCGGAAATCAGATGGCATCATCACATTGTCATGGATGGGGCGTTAGACATGGAGACGGTTGAATCCTGTTGGAAACAGTCAAGCAGGAATGAGGTTCGCCGATTACAGACAGACGAAAACGGTTTGTCCGGTATGGCAAATTACATCGTCGAGGAAAAGAACCGTGTTCCGTCGGAAAAGAGGTGGAACAGTTCACAGGGATTGAGAGACCCACGAATCAAGGTCGTTCATTCCAAACGTCCGGCAGCAGGAGGCAGTTATAAAAAAATAGGCTCATTCGTTGACAAGATGGTCAAAGACAGGGATTCCATTCCGGAGATACTGAAAAAGTGGTATCCGGACATGGATTTCACGAATGCAAAAGTGTACTACAACGATTTTAACTGCATGTTTTACATACATGCACGAATGCGGAAAAGGAGGTCGACAGGTGAAAAGACGGATAAGACGGATAAGACGGATAAGACGGGCATTGAAAAGAGCAGGTTTGTATAATGTGTTTCACATCACATTGATTGCGGTATTACTGACGGGATTTTGCGTGATATTGTTCAACGTCAAAGAACCGGAGCAGCAGGAGAAAGAGCCGGAGGAGATACAAGCGGAAGTGATGCAGAATCCGGAGACGATGACACAGACAGCAGAGAACATCGAGGACAAATACAAGGTATTTGACACCATGTCCGAGGACTGGGGGAGTGATGACCTTGAGGGATTCGTGTTCTATGACTTGCCGGAGCAGTATGCAGACAAAGGCTATTTTCCGGAGAAAATGCAGATATACACAAGATGTCTATGCAAGCAATATGACGTTCCGTATGCCCTTGTATTGGCAATCATAGAGCAAGAATCCGGATATGAGTTCGACAAAACCGGAGACGGCGGGCAGTCAAAGGGATATATGCAGATATATGAAAAATGGCACACCGACCGGATGCAGAATCTAGGATGCACCGACCTCATGAACCCATATCAAAACGTGAGGGTCGGGATTGATTTCCTCTCATACCTGCTCAAGAAATACGGCACGATTCAAGATACACTTGCAGCGTACAACTACGGTGAAAAAGGTGCAAGGGAATATTTGTGGAGCAACGGCGTGTATGTATATTCATACAACACGGCAATCATGCAGAGAATGAAAGAGATTGAGGAGGTGGTCGGGAAATGAGATTTGACTGGAAACCGGAATCAAAAGATAGATATTTCAGAAAAGCAGAGGCAGCAGTCAAGGCAGCGGGATTCGATGACATCCTGCGGGTAGACAGAGACCAGTTTTCCATCGTCAAAGGAACGGTCAAGGTACATTTCAAGCCGATTTCAAGAGATGGAAAGACACGCCGATGGTGGGAGGCAAAGAGAACGATTGAGAATATGCATGAAGTGCCTCCGGCAAAAGACCAGTTCGGCAGGAAACACAAGAGCATTTTCATTCACGCCTACATGATTTTAGAAATGGAGGAGCAGGACAGATGAAAATGAGAGAAGTCGCAGAGAGATTCAGACATATGCTCAAAGTCAAGGATTGCAGACATTTATGTCTGACATGTGAATATTACGAAATATGCAAAAGAGAGGTGAATGCAGATGAATATGAAATACGCAATGAGAAGTGAGGACACAGAGCAAATCAATGTCGTGTCGTGGGCGAATTGGAATGTGAACCGCTATCCGGAATTGAGGTGGTTGTTCCATGTACCGAACGGAGGCAGCAGAAACAAGCAGGAGGCAGTTAAATTCAAACAGATGGGTGTCAAGGCGGGCGTTTCTGATTTGTGCCTCCCATATCCGAAAGGGATTTACTGCGGATTGTTTATCGAAATGAAATACGGCAACAACAGGCAGCAGGACACACAAAAAGAGTTCCTTGCAGACATGGCAGCAGCAGGACATTTTGTCGCAACCTGCTATTCAGCAGAGGAGGCAATCAAAGTCATTGAGGAATATTTGAATCTTGCGTTGTGTTATTGTCCGGAGGAGGATTTCAACAACAAAATGAGCATCCCGAACAACAGCATCCTCAAGGACGGGAAAGTCAAGGGAGGCAGGTCATGACACTTGCAGATTTACTCAACACATTAGAGAGTGCGGACATGCTGCGAATCATCAAGGGAGACGAGGAAATATTCGTCGGGTATCTTGCATTATTTGCACCGGAGGTCGGTCACACGAACTGCAAACTCTATGAACAGTATAAATTTGACGAGGTTGTGAAATTCAGAGCAGTTCCGGAGATTACTCACAGGAAGTGGAAAGAATTGAACCTCATGTCACCACTGCGACCGGACGAAACGCCGGATTTCAAGTTTCAAGAATTGCAAATGAAATTGTATTACACGATTTATATATAACAGGATAATAACAGGAGGAAAAAAGACATGAAAATCATTGCAGTAATGTCACCAAAAGGAGGAATCGGGAAAACAACGACATCCGATTCAATCGCCTATATGTTAGGCGAGGAACAGGAAAAGAGAGTGCTTGTGTTAGATGGAGACCCGCAGGGAGACACATCAAAGACGTTCGGAGTGTATGAACCGGACGGAATCGGAATGAGCGAATTACTTGAGAAACATGAGTGCGTCGGAGGCACATATAAAACAGGCGACTTGATTCGTCCGACAGAGTATTCACACGTTGACATCATTCCGGCGAATGGTTATCTCATGAAAACGGACATGAATTTACTGCTCAAGTCGGAGGATAATCAAGTCACACGATTGCGTGAGGCGTTGGAGGAGGTCTCCGATGCATATGATTATTGCGTTTGTGACTGCGGGCGATTGCTTGACATGGTAGTCATTAACATTCTGATTGCAGCAGAACTCATTATTGCTCCGGTAAAGGTCGGGGGATATGAAATCGAGGCATTGCAGAACCTTGAGGAGCAGATTGAGGACTTGAGAGACATCAATCCGGATTTGAGAATCAAGGCACTCATGACCATGCGACAGAAAAACAAGACCTCTCTTGAGGTTGAGGAGTGGTTGAAAGCAGAATCCGGATTTGACATGTTTGTCACACCGATTCGTCGTTCTATCATCGCAGAGAAATCTACAACGGCAATGATACCACTCCCGAAATTTTCAAAGCGTGGGATTGTGTCTCAAGATTACAGATGCGTTGTGCATGAGTTACTCACGGAAATGGAGGGGTAGACGTGGCAGGAATGAGAGCGGTGCATAAAAAGAACGGAACAACATTCAAGTATAGCGGAGATTTGAAAGAGACCATCGAAAAGGCAGAAAAAGAATTGAAAGAGAAAGAGGGAACAACACAATGGCTTTTTCTTAAATGGCAGTACGACAATGCACGGAAAGCGTTTGAGAAGTACAACCGCAGACTGGAAGATTTGAAAGATTTCATAAAACTGGCAAAAGAAGAACTTGCAAAAAGAGAGGAGGCAGCAGGGCATGAGCGAGACAATACAAATTCTTGAATTGTTCGGAGGGATTGGGTCGCCTCGATGTGCCTTGAGAAATTTGAACATTCCAACGAAAGCAATCGACTATGTGGAAATCAATGAAAAGGCGGTGCGTTCGTACAATTCAATGTTCCGTGAGGAATTGGCATATAAAACACAAACGGTTGTCGGATGGAATCTGAAACCGGACATTCTGATTCACGGTTCGCCCTGTCAAGATATGAGCATTGCAGGACATCAAGGAAAAGCCACAGGCGAGGGCAGAATCAACAGAGGAAAAGGTTCAGACGAGGGGAGCGGAACACGTTCCTCCCTCATGTGGGAGACAATACATATCATTGAGAACATGGGCGAATGGCGACCTCGTTATGTAATATGGGAAAATGTGAAGAATGTGAAATCAAAGTACATGAGACCGAATTTTGACAGATACATGGTTGAAATGGAGCGGTTAGGATATACGAATAATTTCGAGGTACTGGATGCAAGAGAGTTCGGATTGCCACAGGCAAGAGAGCGAGTGTTCACGGTTTCTGTTCTGAATGGAGAAAGATTTGAGTTCGATGACCTTATAAGAACACCGATGCGAAATTTGCAGGAATTTCTTGAGGATGATGCAAGTGTTCCGGATGTCTACGATGTGACGCAACCGTCCGTCCTTGCATGTATCGGAGAAAAAGGCATCCGCAGGGCAACGGTTATCACAGATTGTGCATATACAATCACAACAAGACAAGACCGGACACCTGCACAAGTCATTGACCGAGGCGGTGGACGCTATCGTTATTTGACCGAGCGTGAGTGTTGGCGATTGATGGGGTACACGGACGAGGATTTTGACAGGGCGAAAGCAGTACAGGAAAGAAACGGCAAGTATTACAAAGCATTATACGACCAAGCAGGAAACAGCATCGCCGTTCCAATATTCGAGAGCATATTCAGAAAAATAATTTTGCATGAGGTCGCATGAGACCGGAAAGAGAGGAAAGCACATGGGAAACATCGTGAAAACAGCAAAATGCAGATTCTGCGGTCAGATGACGCAGATTGAGGCAGATGAAAAACTGACAGCAGCACAAGCAGAGGAACAGGCAACAATGACATGTAACTGCACCGAGGCGGTCGAGTATCAGAAAGAGAAACAGAGGAAAGAAAAGGCAATGATGAATGTGTCTGCCTTGTTTGGAGAGAACGCAGCACCGGACAAGAGATGCGGTGAGGGCATCGTGAACATCTTAAAGGCAGCAGTCGAGGAGATTTACACCGGAGGACTTGCGAAAGTCACATTAAACCTCCGAGGGGGGGTCAAAGCATCAATTTCACAGAATGCAAAGG